TCAGGGAGTCAATGTAAATAGCAATCCACATTATGGCTGTATATTAGCAGCATATTAAAATGAAACTATCAAGCACAAACAAACTGTATTAACATGGAATATCAAGTATGAAAATATCAGGCACAGTCAAGACTATAACCGGCCACGACACTGGCTTTCTATTTGAAACACCGGACATGCGCCAGTCTTGGCAGGTCGATCAGTCTGCTGACTTCCCTAAGCCTAATGAGTTCGTTGATGCTGAGGTTGAAGTTACTGATGAGTCGATTAAGTTCCTGTCTTGGGTGGTTGCGGCAGAAGCTGGGCCGGGGTCACATAATGTCAACGATATGCGGCTGGGCATTTACGTTCGCATCAGACCCGGCGCAACTCAGTCCCACGAAGATTTGATGCAGCGGATTTGCGATCAGCGCGTCCGAGAAATGCAGTCGTGGTTAGATCAAGAGAACCCACCGTGGTTAGTGAAAGAAGTCCGGGGTGTTGTCATACGATCAGATGTAGGTACGCACCCGCATTCATTTTTCCGAAGGGCAATCTTCGACTTCCTTGACACCGGAGCTTGGGGCGATTGGGTTCCTACCGATCACCTGACCTTTGGTGGCCCATTGTTTAACGGCGCTGGCGGGCATAACTCAGGCGCATTTTCATCCGTCTACATTTCGATGGGGCGCATAAAACTCGCGGTACACGAAACCATCGGCCACGGTCAAGGCGCTCCACATAACAAAGACTGGAAGGCTGATGGTACTTCCAATGAGTATTCAAGAATTGACGGTAGCGATTGCATGGGTTCATTAGAACGTAGGATGAACGCTCTTTCACGTCGATCAATGGGATTGTTATGGGATGACCATGTGCTTGAATCAGCCGACTCAGTAACAGCAGTGCTGGTACCTGTCGAGTCAATCCCGTCAGCTATACCGGACGGCGCTAACATCGCAGTGCGTTTGCTGGGTGACAATACAAACAACGGGATGGGCATTTACCTATCTCAACGCACACCGCTAGGTCTTTACACCAGCGGTGGGCCAGCAGAATCACTGCATGTGCATGAACTGGCCAGCAGTGGCAACTACACTGTAGGCGTAGTTCGTATGGGCGAACGGCTTGAGTACAAAGGCTGGCAGATTGAACCACTGGCATACATCGACGGTATGCTACACGTCTCAGCCCGCAAGAGCGGGATGCTATTAGGGGTAGGTACACCACACCCAACACAGCCACTACCCGTGATCAGTACGATGCCGGTCAACGCTGTTCACTCAGGTGTTTGGGAAGACACACGGTTTGGTAAGCAGGGGCTAGTGATGTTCTACAAGCCAGCCTATGTACAGGACGACGGCACACCAATGCCAGAAAGCTTCAACGGCTGCTGGTTCACTCAGACTCAACAGCGTGAAGGACGAGGACATGGGCGGTGGATGACTGTTCAAGGGTCAGTAGTTGATGGCGTTGCCAAAGTGATTATCCGTGACGAGATCGACGGTAGGCTGGTCGATGTAGGCAGAGGACGTATTGGCTTCGATGATGCGTTTATTGGTGAGTTCATGTTCGTACTAGACGGGCATAGAGGGCAGATGCTGCTGTCGATGGCTGCTGTAGCAGGAGAAGGCAGCGGCTGGTGGTGTGACTCTGATCAAGTTAATGGGCGTAAGCATGAAGGTGTGCTGTTGATCCGTAACGAGTTTGGTCAGGCAGGGTGGCTATTCCAGCCAGCTCAATGGCGCTACCTGAACCTTGATAACGACCTGAACGGTGGTTCATGTCTGGTTACTCGAAGCTCATTCCTCAGCACCAAGGAAGCTCAGTTCTCGGACGACATAGAGTGCCACATAGAGGTTACTGATGAAGGGCTTACGCTGGAGCACGATGGTGAAGTGATCGTAATGGACCAGCGGTTAGTGTAGAATACCCGCAGCACTCAAATACCAGGAGCGTGTGATGTTAGGCGTAATTATAGAATTTATCGTGGGTATGTATTTACTGGGCTTTGCGGCCATGTCTGGGTACGCTCGCGGGCAAGGCGACAGCTGGCTCCCCGTAGCGGCACGTGCGGTACGCTGGCCCTACACCGCTTTTCAACAGCTAGTCACTAGGACGTCGCGGACATGAGCGAGACAACCCTAACAAATGACGACAAGCCGTTCAGAGAGCAGAAGTGGCACTTAAACAAGTCCCTATCGGCAGGCCATTTGATAACTACGGCGGCGCTGACTATAACGATCGTGGCTATGGTCATTACTACGGACCGTAGGATAGAGGCCAACAGGGCCGCAGGTGAGTTAAGCCGTCAAGTCACCCAGCAGGAAATCGAGAAAAACCAGATACGCATTGCCGCAGTTGAAATGGCAGCTTCGCGGGCGAACAGTCAGATGCAGTCGGACCGAGTTGAGTTGCGCTCGCAGCTAAGCCGGATAGAAGACAAGCTCAACCGCTACATAGAACGTGGAGATGACTAGATGGCTACGGCTTTAGAATACTTACCAAACAGCAGGCACTTCAACCCAAGCGAGTGGAGTGATGCAGGGATTTTAGAGTACGTAGATTCTAAGGTTTTGGTAGGGATGGATACGCTCAGGGAGGGATCTGGTATAGCGCTTCACCCATCTAGGTTGTCAGACGGGTGGGCACGATTTACAGGTAGTAAAACCAGCAGGCATTATGCAGAGGGCAGGCTATCTGACGCTGCGGATTTCTTCCCAGCCTCTAACGTATTGGATTGCTGGCTGGCAGCGATGGAGAATCCCCTGTGGGGAGGGTTCGGACTGTACCTAGATACCCGCAGATCTAAATTCCAACCCGGCCCGATGATGCATTTGGATTGCAGACCAGGTAAAAGGATTTTCTGGGTAAGGGACTACAAGGGTAAGATGGTCTTTCTACATAAAAACAGCGCCCAATTTTGGGCACTAATTGACAAGGTAAGGAGAGCATGATGGGCTGGCTACGCGATCTAATTGATGTCATTGGTTTAGACCAAGCGCACGTTCTAGCATTGCTTCTAGGGTTATCTATTTCCTGGGCTCTTACGCAGGTACTGAAAACTAACCTGCCTAAGCTACATGGAGGCCGCGCTACACTCTTCGCTGCCGTAGCTGCTTTCTTACCGACATACACTCTGGCTCCCCCGCCAGGTTTTGCTTGGGACTGGGGGGCATTCTGGTTAGCCTGTTTTGCAGCATTGATATCCCCAGTCACTTATAAATTAGTAATAGCGCTGGCGAAAAGGTTCTTCCCGGAATTTGCAAAAACACTGTCCGGGGATCCATAATGAAAAGGGCGTGGGCATACATGGTAGCAGTAGCTACAATGATCACCGCTGTTATTTTCTTTTGGCTTGAGGGCAGAAGCTCCCATAAAAAGAAGGTGGTTATAGACGCACTGAACAAAGAATCCGCGTCGAAGACTGTTCATATAGAGCAAGCCCGAGAAACTCAGAAAACTATAAATTATCATAGGCTAAGAGCAGACGCTGCCAAACTCAAAGGCGAGGAAAAGTTAGATGAGCTACGGAAAAACAATAGTAATCTTGCTGATAGGGTTGACAGCTATCGCAAGCGTAACGGGCTGCGCCGGTCTTAATCTCCCCGAGGTCGATAGATCCTTCAGGGACTGGACTCCTTCGTTCAGCGACACTACATACATCCAACTCCCGCAGGCTCCAAACGTGGAAATTCTGGACGACAATACTATACTCATGTCAGTGGAGGAGTTCGTCAAGCTTGAACTGTTTGTGGAAGCCGCTATCTCTAATACCGACATTTTAAAGCTTCGTAATGCCCAGATACAGGCACAGGAGCTACAAGTTCTGCATCTAATACTCGCTGGGAGATCCACAGAGCAGCTGGCCGATCTGTATAGACAGCTGTACATGGATGAAGCTAACAGCTGCAGGTTACTCCGTTTTGGGATAGCTGGAACGGCAGGCGTTCTTCTAACAGCGGTAGGGTTTTATGGGTTATGAACCAGTTAGCTAATAACGAATCCGCGCACACTCGCAGGCTAAAAGTCGTAGAGGCTATCGGGTCTATGGGAATGACCACTGCGGAAGCCGCTGCTTACGCAGGGTTGTCAACTGCGTCAGTCAGGGGAATACTGAAAGACGAGCGGGTCGTGAGATACCTAAGCAAAGTCCGCCAACACCAAGAAAAGCGTTTTGAGATCCGCAGAGAGAATGTGGTGGAGGGTATTCTCGACGCTATCGGGCGGGCTAAGATGCTGGGGGAGCCAGCTACAGAAATTAGAGGCTGGGAATCTTTGGCCAAGCTACAAGGCTTGAACGCACCTGAACGAGTCATCCATGACTTGCCGGAAGAAGCCATCGACCTTATCAACACCATGAAGTCCATGAATACGGCGGACGTTGCGCGTATAGCGGGGTCAGGCAGTACGATCGAGCTCTCTGAGGATGACTTTAGGCGGAGTGACGGCACTGATGTCTAGCCGGTCTTTCCCATGCGCTAAGTGTGGAAGTAGTGTAACTAATAAGACGCTAGGTAGCCTAGTTGATAAAACTTGCCGCAAATGCCTAATAGCTGAGGAGTCAGGGAAATTAGAAGAGCGACTAGCTAAACATAAAAAGAAGCGTCAGCAAGTAAAGCAGCCTCCAGCCAGTGCCTACAAGCCAAAACCCAAAGCAGCCGCATTCAGTGAAGTCAGGCGACTAAAAAAAGAAGATGTTGCGGCTAAAGAAATGGCGCAGCGCGAGCTTTCGCGACGGCACCTAATCCCATTCATACAGAGGTTCATGCCGGACTATAAAGTGGGGTGGGTGCATAAAGTATTCGCTGCCAAGCTAGAGAAGTTTTATGAAGACGTTAAAGCAGGCAAGCAGCCACGGCTCATGATATTTGTTCCACCTCGGCACGGAAAGTCCGAGATCGTTTCCAATAATTTCCCCTCTTGGATACTGGGTAAAGAGCCGAAGTGGGAGATCATCATGGCCTCCCATACCATCGGCCTACCTATCAGGTTCTCGAAGGCTAACCGCCAAAGAATAGACAGCGCAGAGTACAAGGCTGTTTTTCCTGAAACGAATTTAGATAAGACGAGCACCAGCGCCGAAGAGTGGATGACGACTAAGCGCGGCGGTTTGAAGTGCGCTGGCGTAGGCACTGGTATCTCAGGTTTTGGAGCAAACGTATTCATTATCGACGACCCCATCAAGGATTATGAGGACGCTCAGTCACCTACTATCCGGGAAACTGTAAAGAACTGGTACACCACGACTGCAGAGAATAGACTGGCACCACAAGGCGGGGTGATCGTAGTCCAGACACGCTGGAATGACGACGACTTGTCCGGCTGGCAGCTGAGATTGGAAAAGGAGAACCGGGAAGACGGGATCGCAGAAGAGTACCTGCAGAACTGGGAAGTAGTATCGTTCCCCGCTATCGCAGAAAGTGACGAATACATAGATAAGACGACGCTCGATTTCTTCGACGAGCCTTACGAAAATAGGATTCTGGTACGTAAGACAGGAGATGCGCTGCACCCAGCTCGGTACTCCCGACAATTCCTCTTGCGTAAAAAAGTCAATATGCCGGATAACCAATGGAGCGCCTTGTTCCAGCAGAACCCTATCCCGGCGTCCGGGGAGTATTTCAGGGAAGAGGACTTTATGTACTACAATAACGTCCCCCAGCTTCACCAATACCCTGTGTTTTTCGCTTGGGATCTTGCGATCGGCCTACGCAGGAACAACGACTATACCGTAGGCGTAGCTGGAGCCCTGATACCTAGAGACGGGGTGAACGAGTTGTATATCCTTGACATGTTCAGGAATCGCGTACGAGACAAAGATCAGCTCCAAGCCATCGTCAACATGTACATGAAGTACAAATCAAACGCCGCTGCACTGGGAATTGAGCATGGGCAGATCTGGCTGGCCATTGAGCAACGCCTGAAAGCCGCGTTCAAAAAAAAGAACACTACACCACTATTCAGCGACATCCTAAAACCCATCAACGATAAGCGCGTAAGAGCTACGCCGCTGCAGGGCTGGATGAACAACCACAGAGTGTGGTTTCCTAAAGACCAGCCGTGGATGCTCAAGGCCAAGGAGGAACTGCTGCGGTTTGATTCCGGCGTGAATGATGATATAGTGGATGCTCTAGCATGGTTGGTGCGTATGGTACATAATAGGCCAACTATAAAAACCTACTCCGCCCCCAGCAGTGGTAAGTCAACCGAGCAAATGCTGGAGGAATACTACAGAAACCAGGGCTCCGGCGCTGACTTAGGGTATATGTCACAATGAAAGACGCACCTAAAAAACCAGTTTCAGCTTCCACCGCAGCTGAGAACAATCATGCGCGGCTGGTGTACGCTAGAAAAAAAGGCCACGATAGATTCGTCGCCAAGGCCAACCTATGTAACAAATTCCTTTTCTCTGAGCAGTGGGACGAGAAAGACATTAAGGCATTAAAAACTGCCAAGCGCCCCGCCCTCACAATTAATAAGATCAAGCCTATAGTCCAGACGATGCTGGGTGAATACCAGCAAAACCGTACGGAAGTGAAATTCGTACCTTCGGCTAATGGCTCATCTGATACTGCGACGTTGCTCAACAAGGTCTACATAGACGTAAGTAACGACCAGAAACTAGAGCACCTAGACTCGAACTTATTCCTGGAAGGGATTGTAACGTCGCGGGCGTATTACGACGTGCGGATAGCTTTCGACGATAACCACATGGGCAAAGTTTCCATAACAACTCCGAACCCCCGTTCAGTTATTCCAGACCCCGACGCAGACGAGTATGATCCTGATACTTGGAACGAGGTGATGATCGTGTCCAGACAGACGTTAATGGACATCGAGCGACGCTATGGCAAGAAGTATGTGGACGCTGTGATAGCGCACGGCACGACAGTCCATTCTGACAACGATACTAAGCTGGACGAGGACGGCAGTTTCGGCGGGACCGACGCTGAGTTTGCCAGCGACGGGGCGGAAGACTTAGAAGACCCGACTAGAAAGAATTACCTGATTATAGAACGCCAGTACAAGCAGATTGAGAAAGTGGACTTCCTAATTAATGGGAGCACTGGAGAGTCTTACCGTATTCCGATGGATTGGGACCCTGCTACCGTCGAGGAAAAGCTGGCAGAGAATCCTAAACTCAAAGTGGTGAAGAAGGACGCTAAAGTAATTCGCTGGACCGTATCCACTGGCAGCGCATTACTCCACGACAAGTTAAGCCCTTACGACCATTTTACGATCGTACCGTTCTTCCCGTTCTTTCTCAGAGGTAAGACATCGGGCGCAGTAGAAGACTTGATCGACCCGCAGCGCAATTACAACAAGTTGCGGTCGCAAGAGCTGCATATCGTGAACGGCACGTCCAACAGTGGTTGGAAGGTAAAAACCGGCTCTCTAACTAACATGAACACCTCCGATCTGGAGCAGCGCGGTTCAATGACTGGCTTGGTCATTGAGTACAATGACAGCTCCGACGACATTACTAGGATCGAGCCAGTTAAGATCCCCACCGGGCTGGATCGCATATCTAACAAAGCGGATGAAGATCTGGGTTCTATCTCAGGCATCCAGGACGAAACCCGTGGAGTTGCGAGAGCTGATGTCGCGGGTAAAGCCATTGGCGCTCGCAGACAAGCATCCCTCACAGCATTTACGCCCCACCTGACTAACTTGTCTCTGACACATGAGTTACTGGCTGCGCGGATATTAAAGCTGATAAAGCGGTTTTATGATGACGAGCGCGTTATATCAATAACGTCTCGCGGCATCAATGCTCAAACAGAACACATTACATTGAACCAAGTGGACGAGGAAACCGGCGAGGTAGTGAATGACATTACCGAAGGTGATTACAACGTAGTGATCACTTCCACAGCCGTCCGGGATACATTCGACAATCAGCAGTTCAACGAACTGATCGAACTTCAGAAACTAGGCATTACCGTCCCTACGTACATGTTTGTGGAGCACAGCTCGTTTAGCCGGAAAGAGGAACTGGCTGAAGAGCTTCGTAAGGCTTCAGGTACGGATACTCCGACTGAGGAGGAGCGGCAGGCCCAGCAGGAGATGGCGAAGTTGGAAATGGAGCTGAAGCAGGCCGATGTACGTAACCGCATCGCCCAGGCCACATTGTCCGAAGCCAGAGCCCGCAAAGTGATGAGCGAGATTGAAGGCGGGAATTTATCCGTCCGAGAGGAGATGGATCTCATGCTGAGAGCCCGCATGTTGGATGTTAAGGAAGCCAATGACGCTGCTGTCGTAGATATAAGATCCAGAGCGCAGAGGGCGGACGAAATGAAGACTTTACTAGACGACGCTAGGCAGGAAGAGAGCGCCGCCGTACCCGCGCAGCAAGAAGGCGCACAACCTGAACAAACCACGGAGCAGTGATTATGAAAGTAGATGGCATCGAAGTAGGGAACGCAGACGCTGAAGCGCTGGAGAATTTCGTAGACGACCCTAAGTTAAGAGGCGACTTCCTACCTACGGACGACGACACCACGGACGACGACACCACGGATGACGACACCACGGACGACGACACCACGGATGACGACACCACGGATGACGACACCACGGATGACGACGCCACGGATGACGACGCCAAACCAGCCAAGAAAGCCAACTCGATCCGCATACCTCAATCCCGCATTAATGAGATAACTAAGCAGAAGAAAGACGCGGTGAAGAAGGTAGCTGAGTACGAGCGGCGCTTCGGCAAAATCGACAGTGCGGCACCGGCAGATACTTCAGACCAGGTCAAAACCATCAACGACCGCTTAGACGCATTAAGCACTGAGCTTACAGGCGCCTTAGTTGATGCTGACTCAGAAAAAATTTCCAAGCTGCGGACCGAAGAGTCCAAGCTAAACCGCGATCTGACTGAGATCCGTATCAGCGAGGCTACTAGGACTGCGCGAGACCAAGCTATTGAGGATACAAAATTTGACAGTTTGGTAGACCGGATCGAAGCGGACTACACCCAGTTCGATTCATCTTCGGACAACTTCAACGAGCCATTAGTGCGCGAGACGCTGGAACTATCCCAGGACTTCATGAAAGCTGGGCGGGGCAGAGTAGAAGCCATGCTCAAAGCGTTTGAATACACTCGCGTCAAATTTCAGTTGGATATGCCGGACTTAGAAGCTGATGACGAAAAACCATCGCTGTCTGGTAAGAAGCGCACTACGAATACAACCCGTAATAAGAAGGTCGCTACTTCCCAACCGGCTAGGGTGGATAATAAGAGAGCGGCATTGGATACAGAAGATGACGTAGATATTCTCAACATGTCGATGGAGGACTACGAGAAAATGGACGAGAAGTTGAAGTCCAAATATCGCGGCGACCACTTACCCTCAGTTTAGCCGTTTGCATTTTATAGGCGGAGTGCGGTATACTCCGCCTATAAATCTGAGAGCAGTCTCAATAAATACTGATTCCGCCCATCGTTGCGATAAACGGTTTGAGAGCAGTCTCATTAAACACTGATACCGACCGCCAGACGCGACAGTTTGGAGCGAGAGCAGTCTCGAAAAAAATACATGATAAACGCTCACCGTTAGCGAAGAACGGGAAACCAATAAATCATCTATTTTTAAGAGGTATTCCAAAATGTTTACTAATTTTGCTAATCAGACGGAAGAAGAAAAGACAATTTGGTCAATGGGCGTGTGGAAGCAAGCCCGCGATCGGTCTTTCACTGCTAAGTTCGAGGGCACCGAAGCTACTAACATGATCCAGCGCATTACTGAGCTGAAGCAGACCGAAAAAGGTGCTCGGGCGGTAATTACACTTATCCATGATCTCGAAGGTGATGGCGTAGCTGGCGACCGTACTCTGGAAGGTAACGAAGAGGCGATGACCAGTTCCGACCAAGTGATCGACGTTGATCAACTCCGCCACGCTGTCCTTCACGAAGGCGCGATGGCTAACCAGCGTAGCGTAGTAAATTTCCGCTTGCAGTCACGGGACAAACTAGCTTACTGGCTGGCTAACCGCTGGGATCAAATGGCGTTCTTGCACTTGTCAGGCATTTCATATGCTTACACCACGCGAGGCGCTTTACGAGGCACCACCGCCCAGAACCCATTGAGCTCTCAGTTACAGTTGCTGAAGTTCGCTGCTGATGCTGCTAAGCCTCTTACAGCTAACCGCCAATTCCAGTGGGATGCCACCAACGGGCTACTCCGCGCAGGGCAAGCTGGTTTCGGTAACGCAAACATCGTAGCAGCCGATACACCTACGTATGAAATGGTGTTGGCCGCTAAGACCGCAGCCGAGAACTCCTACCTGCAGCCAATTTACTCTAAAGGCGGCATCGAACACTTCAACATGTTCATGACCCCGGACGGTATCAAAGCGCTGAAGATGGACCCTGATTTCAAAGCGGCTTACAAGGATGCGCTACCCCGTTCAGCAGATAACCCGCTGTTCAAGGGCACTGATGTTATCTGGCTAGACGGCATTGCCATCTACCCGCACAAGATGACGTTTAACAACCGTAACGCTCCCGCA